GCCCCGGCAAATGACGACAGCTCGCGTTGAACTTCCCCCAAAGCTGATACCGGTCTTTTCCGGCGAGGCTGACATACGAGGAGCAAAGGGCGGGCGCGGTTCGGGAAAGACGCGCTCCTTCGCCAAGATGACGGCAGTTCGCGGCTACATGTGGTCGATGGCAGGCAGAGAGGGGATCATCCTTTGCGGCCGTCAGTTCATGAACTCGCTGGACGATTCATCGCTTGAGGAAATCAAGGCCGCTATCAAATCCGAGCCATGGCTTGAAGCGCATTACGAGATTGGCGAGAAATACGTCCGCACCAAGGATGGGCGGATCTCGTACAAGTTCGCTGGCCTCGATCGCAATATCGACAGCATCAAGTCGAAGTCCCGAATTCTCCTCTGCTGGGTAGATGAAGCGGAGCCTGTCACTGAGGAAGCCTGGACAAAGCTTATCCCGACACTGCGCGAGGAAGACAGCGAACTCTGGGTAACGTGGAACCCTGAGCGCAAGAAGAGCGCCACGAACAAGCGATTTGGCGTGTCGACTGATTTGCGCACGAAGATTGTCACGATCAACTGGCGCGATAATCCTTGGTTCCCGCAGATCCTCGATCGCGTTCGGCTCAAAGACCTGAACGAGCGCCCAGAGCAATATGCCCACGTTTGGGAGGGCGACTTCAAGAGCGTTGTGGACGGCGCCTATTTTGCCAAGGCAATCGCACAGGCCAGACTGGAACAGCGGATCGGTGCTGTTGCGCTCGACCCGCTCATGCCGGTCAAAGCCTATTTCGACATTGGCGTGAGTGATGCAACATCGATCTGGATCGCGCAGACAGTCGGCATGGAATTGCGCGTCGTCGATTACTACGAGGCCGAGAACCAGCCGCTTGCAACGCATCTGGAATGGTTGCGCACCAACAAGTACGGAAACGCAGTCTGCATCCTGCCGCATGATGGCGAAAAGCGGGATGTGGTGACGGCAATTCGCTACGAGGATCATATCCGCGCCGCCGGCTTTGATGTGAAGACCGTTCCCAACCAGGGGAAGGGCGCGGCAATGAAGCGTATCGAGGCGGCTCGCCGCATATTCGGCCGCATCCGCTTCGATGAGCAGAAATGTTCCGCCGGCCTGGATGCGCTTGGCTGGTATCACGAGAAAATCGACGAAGAGCGCGGCGTTGGCCTCGGCCCCGAGCATGATTGGGCGAGCCACGGCGCGGATTCATTCGGTCTAATGTGCATCGATTACGAAGAGCCTTATCTGCCGTCCACACGGCGCAGGTACGCAGGCGCATCGTCCTCGTCTTCTTCATGGATGGCTGAATAATGGCTGAAGACACCAGCGCCAATACAGACGCCGATCCGAAGGGCGAGCTCGACGACCTGACGCGCAAGCTGAAGGCGTTCGTCATCGACGACATGCCCAAGGTCGTCAAATGGCGTGAGGAAGCGCGGACAGCGTTCGGCTTCTATTCAGGCAGCGGGCAGTGGTCGCAAGACGACTTGAACGTGCTGCGCGAGAAGAAGCGCCCGCCAATGACGTTCAACCGCACGGCTCCTCTCGTCAATGCCGTCGTAGGCTCTGAGATCAACAATCGCCGCGAGGTGCAGTATATCCCGCGCGAGGAGGGCGATGCTCTCGCTGACGAGCTGCTGACGGCGGCCGGCGAATGGTTCCGCGACCAGACGGCAGCAGAGGATGAAGAGTCAGACGCCTTCGAAGACACGGTTATCACCGGCATGGGCTGGACTGACACGCGTCTCGACTTCGAGTGCGAGCCCGATGGCGCTCCTGTCGTCGAGCGCATGGACAACCTCAAGATGGGCTGGGACTGCAATGCGGTTAAGCCCAATCTGAAGGATGCACAGCGCCTCTGGTATATCTGCGAAAAGCCATACGGCGAAGTGCAGGACATGTTTCCGGATGTGCCGAAGGAAATGCTGAACGCTTCTTGGGCCAAGACGCTCATGGAGGACCCGGCCAAGCCTCATGATCAGGACAAGGCCGATCTGTACGAGGGCGATCAGCAGGAGTTTGTAGGCGATTGGCGCCGCAAGCTCTGCACTCTGGTAGAGATCCGCTGGCTTGAGCGTCAGCCGTATTACCGCGGTCCATCGATCGATGCCAATGGCATGCCGACTGCAGAGCCTCGGGAATATACCGAGCAGCAGATAAAGCTTGTGCGCAAGCAATACCCGGATTTCCCGGCCGTTCGTCAGTACAAGAAGGTCGTGAAGCGTGCCTTCATCGGCAAGCAGGTCTTGGCAGAGCCGGACCAGCCGCTTGTGCCAGAGGGAATGTTCGGGTGGGAGTGCATCACCGGCTACCGCGACAAGATCGAGGAGCAGTTCTACGGCATTGTGCGGGCCGTGCTCGATCCGCAGCGCTGGTCCAACAAGTTCTTCAGCCAGGTCATGTATCTGCTCAACAGCCAGTCCAAGGGCGGGTTGTTGGCAGAGCGTGGCGCATTCGATGACCCAAGGCAGGCAGAAGAAAGCTGGGCGAAGTCCGACGCGATCACCTACCTCAAGGACGGTTCTCTGTCTGGTGCCAATCCTCGCGTCAAGGAGAAGCCGGCAGCGCAGTTCCCGACAGGGTTCTTCGCGCTGTTCAACGAGAGCAAGGAGGCGATCAGCCAGGTAACTGGACTCTCCCCGGAATTCCTTGGCACGCGTGAGGTCGATCAGGCCGGCGTATTGGAATACCAGCGCAAGCAATCGTCCCTGAACCTGCTGGCATCGCTCTTCAACAGCCTTCGGCGCTATCGCAAGCGTCAGGGCAAGGTAATGCTGTACCTCATCCAGAAGCATCTGAGCGACGGCCGGCTTATCCGCATCGTTGGCGACGGGAAGGCGCAATATGTGCCGCTCGTTAAGAGGGCAGACGCGCAGTACGACATTATCGTTGACGATGCACCGACATCGCCGAACGAGAAAGAGCGCACATGGGGCGTCCTGACGCAGCTTATGCCGTTCGTGAAGGACATGATGACGCCGGAAACGGTGCTCGAAGTGCTCAGCTATTCGCCTCTGCCGGCCTCTCTCGTCCAGAAGTGGAAGGAAAAGGCGCAGAAGGCAGCGGAGGAAGCCGCGCAGAACCCGCCGCCGCCTTCTCCTGAAGAGATCAAGGCGCAGACGGTGCGCGAGCAGGGAGCGCTCAAGATCCAGGAAAAGCAGATGGACATGGCCGCTTCCGAGCGCGATGCCCAGATCAACGAGGCAAGCAAGATGCTCGACCTCTTCATCAAGGGCGAAGAAGCCAAGATCGATTTGGCTCTTGGGACGCAGAAAGCCGTGAATGATGCTGGCCGCCTCGCTATTCAAGAGCGCCAGAACGAGATCCGTCAGCAGAACGCCAACAGTCGCCGCGGTTCTTCCGCAAGCTAATTCCGGCATCCAGCCGGCTTCGTCCGCATGAACGCATCATGCTTCGTGAGCCAAACGTTAGAGGCAATCAATGAACTTTGACCTTATCCGACAGCACGCCGACGAGCTCGACGTGCAAATCCAGTTCGACTGCGGGGATGAAGTCCTCGTGCAGATCTTCATGCCGAACGGCGTCAGGCGGGAGAAATCGTTCCCGGCCGGAACGGATGCAAAGAACGTCACCGACTGGATCGACCATGACGTGACGCGCTTCTGGAAGGGCGAGCCGAAGAAGGCCGCCAAGAAGGGAGCGAAGTGATGGAGAACAGTGTATCGCTTTCGCCTTCCGAGGCAGCATATTTCGAGTCCGGCGGAAATACCGAGATCACGGCAGAACCGGCGCCAGTCATCGATCCGGCCGCGGCCGCTCCTGAACCTGTCATCGAGCCTGCCGTTGTCGACACACAGCCGGCCGGCGAGCGGGATGAAAAAGGCCGCTTTGTTCCGCATCAGGCGCTTCATGCCGAGCGCGAGGAGCACAAGAAGACCAAGGCCGAGCTCGAAGAGATCCGCAGGACGCAGGCGGTTCTAAACGACCGCTGGAATACGATCCTCAAGCTTCGTGAGCAGCCGGCGGAAGAGCCGAAAGGCCCGCCCGACCCGAACGAAGACATTTTCGCCTTCTCCAAATGGCAGGCAGACCGCCTCAAGGAGCTCGAAGAGAAGGTCACCAGCCGCGACAAGCAGGAAGAGCAGGCCCGCACGGTCATGCAGGAAGAGCAGGCCGTCTGGAACCACTGGAGCGAGTCTGCAAAGGCCTACGCGGTTGAGCAGAAGGATTTCGACGGAGCCGTAAAGCACCTGTCCGACATGCGCATGAAGCAGCTCGCCGGCCTTGCTCTTGTCGATCAGAATTTCGCGACGGAGCAGGGGCGCCTGAACCAGATCAACGCCGAGCTGAAGCAGATCGTCATCGCGGCGAAGGCCCAAGGGCAGAACCCGGCGCATGTCGTCTATGAACTGTCGAAGGTCTACGGCTTTGCGCCGCAACCTGTCGATCCAGGCAAGGTCGAGCTTCCAGAAAAGCTTGCTGCGATCGACGCAGCGCAGAACGCCTCGCGCACGCTGGCAACTCCCGGTGGCCGATCTGCAACCGAGCCGATGACGGCAGAGGCTATTGCCAGCATGTCGGCGGCCGATTTCGACAAATGGATGACGGCGCCGGAGAACCAGCGCCTGTTCCAGAAGATCATGGGTGGCTGATCAGCCTCTCATTAAGTGCATGAGCCATAGGGCGGCTTCATAGCCCTTTCGCACGCCGTATGCGTCAACACGGCACCGTTACAAGGCCGGTAAGCCTTCTTCGCCTGCTCACGGCGTCATGTGCAGCACCAAACCCGCAAAATCCCCTCATTAAAGGAAACAGCAAATGTCTGTTACGACCTATGGAGTCAATGACTCCTTAGCGAACAAGCTGTGGTCCAAGAAGCTCGCGGTCGAGGTGTCCAAGGCAACTGCCATTGCGCCTCTGATCGGCACTTCCGCCAACAGCGTCATCCAACTCAAGGATGAGACGCAGAAAGCCGCCGGCGACAAAGTCACTTTCGGCCTTCGCACGCAGCTCATCGGAGACGGTGTCTCTGAATCGCAGATCCTGGAAGGCAACGAAGAAGCGCTGTCCACCTACTCTGATTCGATCTATATCAACGAATTGGCTCACGCCGTTCGTGTGAAGAACGATCAGACGATCGACGCTCAGCGCGTTCCCTTCTCCCTGCGTGACGAAGCCAACTCGGGCCTTACCGATTGGTATGCCGACCGCCTGTCCATGATGTTCTTCATGCAGGTTGGCGGCTTCACTGCACCGACAATGGCCTTCGAAGGCCGCACAATCACGGTTGGCGCCGTTCATTACGGCTTCAACGCACCAACAGCGCCGACGAGCGGCCGCATCCTGCGCGCCGGCTCTCAGGCATCCGACCAGGCTCTCACATCTGCGGACGTGTTCAACCTCCAGCTCATCGACAAGGCAGTCGAAATGGCGAAGGTTGCCAACCCGAAGATCCGCCCGGTCAATGTCAACGGCGAGAAGGTCTATGTCATGTACCTTCACCCGTATCAGGTCACCGACCTTCGGACGAGCACGTCCACCGGCCAGTGGCTTGATATCCAGAAGGCCGCATACATGGGCTCTCGTGCCAACAACCCGATCTTTGACGGGTCGCTTGGCATGTACAACGGCGTCGTTCTCCGCGAGGCTGAACATGTCGTTCCCGGCGTCAACGGTTCGACCGGCGCGCAGATCACCACGGTTCGCCGTGCTGTCCTGCTCGGCGCTCAGGCTGGTGTCGCCGCATTCGGCATGAAGACCGCGCCGGAGAAGTACAAGCG